GATGAATAAGGCTGAGGACCAGACCCGGCAGAAGCTGGACGACTACAAGCGGACGTTCGGCGACGAAGCCGGGCTGCGCGTGCTGGAGGACCTGTGCCAGTTCGCGCAGTACCAGACCCCCTCGTTCGACGAGGCGGAGGACACGTCGGCGCGCAAGATGGCCTTTCGCGAGGGCCAGCGGTCGGTGGTGTCCTACATCCAGACCTGGATCGAAATGGAGCGGGCCGAACTCCAAGAGAAACTTCGGCAGACCTACCAGCAGACTGACGAGGAGGCTTAACGATGACTTTGATGGAGAAGCTGCAGAACCGCATGGTGTTCGACGCTGCCGATGAGGGCGGCGACGGCGCCGAGGGCGACGGCGGCGAGCCGGAGCCGGAGCAGCATCAGGGCGGTGGCAAGACCGCCGGGGAGGGCGACGCCCAGAGCGTCCTCGACATGCTGAGCGACGACACGCTCAAGCAGAGCGAGAACCTCGCGAAGTTCAAGAGCGTGGAGGACCTCGCGTACTCCTACGAGCATCTGTCGAAGATGCAGGGCAAGGACAAGCTGCCCCTGCCGACCGACGAGAGCGACACCGAGACGATGGAGGAGGTCTACCGCCGGCTCGGCAAGCCCGAGGACCCGAGCGAGTACGAGCTGCCCTCCGTCGCTGAGGATAGCCAGTTCGAGCCTAGCGAGGAGTTCCTGGAGAGCTTCAAGAGCAAGGCGCACGAGCTGGGCCTGAACAACAAGCAGGTGAAGGACCTGTTCGGCTGGTACGTCCAGGACGTGGCCGAGCAGGAAATCTCCCAGATGCAGCAGAAGGCGCAGGAGTACCGCGAGCAGGCGGAACAGACGCTGCGCAAGGAGTTCGGCAACGCCTACGACGAGAAGGTCGATCTGGCCAATCAGGCTGTCTGGGAGTTCGGCGGCGAGGAGCTGGCGAACCGCCTGCAGGAAACCGGCATGGGCAACGACCCGACCTTCGTGAAGCTGTTCGCCCAGCTCGGTGAGCAGCTCCAGGAGGATCAGGTCGGCGGCTCCTCGAAGAAGGACTTCGGGCGCACCCCGGAGCAGGCCCAGGCCGAGATCGCCGAACTCAAGCAGAGCCCGAGCTTCATGGATGTCTACATGGACGGCTCGAAGCCGGGCCACAAGGAGGCGGTGCAGAAGATGCACAGCCTGTACCAGGACGCTTTCCCCGAGTGAGCCTCTTGACGCCGGGGCCGGGTGCGCCCCAGGTCAAAGGGTAGACGACGGACAACCCCACGCCGGCCCGTCGCTCCTTTGACCGCAGCGCCCCCGCTCTGGCGGATAAGGCACGCGGAGAACCCTAGCGAACCACCAACCAAGGAGATAGAGCTGTAATGAGCGAACAGATCAGCACGGCGTTCGTCAAGCAGTTCGGTGAGAACATCACCATGCTTTCGCAGCAGAAGGGCTCCCGGCTGCGGGACAAGGTGATGAACGAGACCGACGTGACGGGCGAGACCGTTTTCATGGACCAGATCGGGCCGACCGAGGCCCAGCGCACCACCACGCGCCACGCGGATAGCCCGCTGGTGGACACCCAGCACGAGCGTCGCCAGATCACCCTGATCGACGTTGAGTGGGGTGACCTGATCGACGACTTCGACAAGCTCAAGACCCTGATCGACCCGCAGTCTGCCTACGCGCAGAACGCTGCCTGGGCCGTGGGTCGCGAGATCGACGACATCATCATCGAGAAGTTCTTCGCCGACGCTTCGACCGGCAAGGACGGCGGGAACACCACCAGCTTCCCGGCTGACCAGCAGGTGGCCGTGGACTTCGACGGCGACGGCACCGATGAGGGTCTGACCGTTCCGAAGCTGCGCGAGGCGCGCAAAATCCTGCGCCAGAACGAGGTGGATATGGACCAGGAGACGGTCTACATCGGCGTGACCGCCGAGCAGACTGACGACCTCCTGAGCCAGACCGAGATCACTTCCTCGGACTTCAACACCGTCCGCGCGCTGGTGAACGGCGAGATCGACACCTACATGGGCTTCCGCTTCGTTCACACCGAGCGGTATCCCACGGACAGCAATTCCGACCGGCGTGTCCCGGTGTGGGTGCCGAGCGGCATGGGCCTCGCGGTGGCCAAGGACCCGACCTCCCGGATCGAGGAGCGCCCCGACAAGCGGTTCAGCATGTACGTCTACTACATGACCTCCGTTGGCGCCTCCCGTCTTGAGGAGGAGAAGGTCGTCGAAATCAAGTGCAGCGAGTAACATAAGGAGGCCCTGTAATGGCTGACATCAACACCACTCAGTTCGGGAACGTCAGCGGCTCTCCGCAGCAGAAGCTCAAGCCTGCGGAGCTTGGCGGGCGCGTGCGGCGCGCCCTCGCCAACGCGAGCCCGGACAGCAACCTGGGCTCGGGCGACACGATCAGCGTGACCAAGCTGCCGCGCGGCGCGGTCATTTCCGAGATCGTCGTCTACTCGGACGGCGTTAGCGGGATGGACGACGAGGACCTGGGCGACAGCAACGATGCCGACGCCCTGATGGACGGGCTGGACCTGTCCAGCGGCGCGCAGCTCCGCCTGACGGACGACAATGGCGGCAGCAACGGCATCACGCTGACCACCGACCTCGCCAAGGAGCTGTGGGAGGTCCTGGGGTATAGCAAGCGCGCCAACGCCCCGGCGAACATCGACGTGCTGCTGACCACCTCCGGCGCCTCTGGCTCCGGCAACCTGACGTTCGAGTTCTACTACGTCATCGACTAACCTCTTGGGGGCGGGGGCCGGTAACGGTCCCCGTTTTCTACTATGGCCGTAAATTGGGAAACCCTTCGCCACGTAAGCCAGGGCATCCCGGTCAAGCCCGGCGACGAGCTGGGCAAGCTGACCGATAGTTCGGGCGGCACCGCGGACGGCACTGTATCGGCCGTCTCCGGCTCCGGTGCGGATACCGCCATCAACAACAACTTCAAGGAGCTGACCGGCAAGCTGAACAGCATCATGGACGCCCTCGGGCTCGACGGGCGGTAAGGAGGACAGATGACTTCCAAGGTAGACATCGCGAACATCGCTCTAGCCGCGATGCTTGGAACGTCCTCGATCCAGAGCTTCTCCGAAGAAAGCAAGGAGGCGCGCACGGTGAGCCTGCGCTTCGACAGCGCGCGGGACACCGTGTTGGCCTCGCACCCCTGGAACTTCGCGAAGGCGCGCGCCAAGATCGCGGCGGACACAGAGACGCCCGCGTTCGATTGGGCGCGCCAATTTTCTTTGCCCGCCGACTTCCTCCGCGTCGTGTACGTGGAGGGCTGGCGTGACCTGGGGCTGCGCTACGAGATCGAGGGCCGCAAGCTACTGAGCGACATCGAAGCGCCGCTGCATCTGGTGTACGTGCAGCGCGTGACAGACTACAACAAATGGGATGCGCTCGCCATCGAGGCGTTCGCCGCGTTCCTCGCCTCCGAGATCGCGATGCCGCTGATGCAGGACCGGCAGCTTCGCAACGATATGGTGCAGCTCTACAAGGATAAGGTCTCGATGGCGCGCGGCAAGGACGCGATGGACGAGCCCACCGACGAGTTCATCGCCGACACCTGGACCCGCGCACGGCTCGGGCAGGTGACGGACAACCTCGGAACCTTCCGACCGATCAGCAGGAGCTAGTCATGGCAAACTTTGATTTCGTCCAGGCTGCCTTCACGCGCGGGGAACTGACCCCGCGTCTGGAGGGGCGGATCGACTTCGAGCGGCTGTACGAGGGCGTGGAGACCCTGCAGAACTTCCAGGTGCTGCCGACCGGCGGCGTCCAGAAGCGCCCGGGCACCCGCTTCGTGTCGGAGGCCCACAGCGACACAACCACGCGCTTGCTGCCGTTCCAGTTCAACGACGAGCAGACCTATGTGCTGGAGTTCAACGGCGACGGGGTCATCCGCTTCTTCGCGGACGAGGGCATCCTCGTGGCGAACGACGTGTCGGCCTCGGTCACGAACGGCGACTTCAACAGCAACATCAACGGCTGGACCGACAACTCCACAGGTAGCGCCACTATCTCTCACGCAGCGAGCGGCGGCGACGGCAGCGGCGGCCTGCGCCTGTCGGACGGCGGCACTAGCTCGGACATCGCGAAGGCCGAGCAGAGCATCAGCATCACCGAGACGAACACGATCCACTCGCTCGCCTTCGAGATTTACCGGCTCACTGCCTCGCGTGGTGACGGGGTTCGCGTGAAGGTCGGGTCGTCCAGCGACGGCAACGACCTGCTCGACAACACCTTCTCGCCCGGCTC